CGCACGGGTTTCTCTTGAGGGTGTCTGCGGAACAGGTTCCAGAGGCGGTGCAAATAGGTGGGTTACACTCAGCGGCATCCCAATTTTTAGGGTCTTGGCACGGGTAACGGTAACGGTCCTCGCACCCCGATAGAACCAAAAATGCAACCGCCAACAGGTACTTCATTTGTGCGCCGTAAGATAGACGAAGAGTGCAAGACCGAGAGCCATAACGATGACGCCCAAAAACATCCATGCTCCCAAGATCAGTTCAGCTTGGCGTTCCTCGGCTTCTTTCTGAGCGGCAGCCGCTTGACGCACGGCCTCCTTACGCATTTCCGTCACTTCCTTCTGAATGGAAATCCACGCTTGTTGACCGTATGCTCCTACAAACAGGTTTTTGGTGTCAAGTTGAAGCTGCTGAGCCTTAGCTCTCAAAGCGTACATCTTAATTGCTTCAGCCTCGTATTCAGCTTGGCTCTGAAATAACTTCTTTTTCCTGTTACCAGAGGTGAGCTGCGTGATCTGCGCAATCCTTGCAAACAGACTTCCTACGCGCTCCACCACGTCTATGGCCTCATGGCCAGCGTCGGTCGCTGACTTAATCCCATTATAGAGGGCCGTTGCGCCTGCAAGCAGCGTAAAGGGGTCCATTTACTTGTCCGCTTTGTTTTCAAGTCGCTCAAATATTTGGCGGCAAATGTCTTTCAACTCTTTGACGCCTTCTTGAAACTCATCTTTGCGGATATAATGTGACGGTAGAACGACCTCAATAATATGAAGGTCTTTCCGTAAATCTTTCACCGCACCCCAAAGCTCACGGGCTAACCATCCCATCCCTGCAAGGATGATAGCACCGCCAAGATTAATTAGGGTCTGCGTATCCATCAGACTTCCTCGTCAGCGGGTAGTGGTGTGTTGCCCTCGGCTAACCATGCCAGATAGGCTTGGTAGTCGGTGTTGTCTGGGTCAAATGGAATAAAAGATGCGTCTGAAAGACGTACTACACCATTGTTTTCTTGAGTTAATTTGTACATAATCACAACTCCGCAGATGCCACATAACTAAATGAATACCAACTAGCTGCGGTAAGGGATGCGCTACCATCAACGCGGTTCCAAAAGCCTTGCTGGTTTGCAGAAGCCACAGCAAAAGTAGAGCCAATGGCAGTGCTTGTGGCATTAAAAAGAACCACGGCCCCGGAAGTGTCTGCGGCTGCGGAATAAACCGTTAGTGTCGGGTCGGCTCTCATAACAACTGGGAATTGGACACCACCAAATACAATACGAGAGGTACTTACGGCCTGTCCAGTTGTTAGTACCGTTCCAAATTGGCTACTATTTCTCGTAGAGATAAAATACCTCTGACACTGCGCTAACTGATTGCTGTATATCTGCCGCTCAAATGGTGTGGCGACTGTGCCTACTTCAAGCTGTACGCCTGTGATGTAGAAGGTAGCACTGGATGTGCCAACTACTGAGGTTGCACCTGTTGCAGAGGTATAGTTAGCTGACGCCCATGCACCCGCAGTTCCAGAAAATGTTGCACCAGAACCAATACTAAAAAATAAATTTATACCTATTCCGTTGGTTGTAAGCCACGTTCCAGACGTATCACCTTCTATTGTTACAGCTTTCTGCTCCCATGTATTGGCAACAGAAATTGTGTAAGTGTACGGATAAGAACGATCTGAAGCACTATTTTTCAGTGATCCACCAAATGTTCCAGTCAGTGAACTACGCACCCAAAAAGACAAAGTTACTGTTGCCGCAGATGCCGTACCCCATGCAAAATCAGAAATATTTAAGCCTTCAATAAGTTGTCTAACGGCAAATACTTCTGCTGCGCCAACCGTATATGCTGAAAGTGAAGTCAACCCAATATATTTTGAGTAGCCTGTTGGCGGGGTTACCGCACCAGCATTTTGACCAATTTTAAATTTTGATGCGGCATTAGATATTGTTTCCCATCTATCAAGATAATATGTGCTAGTGACCGCCGGATTTACTTCAGTCCCAGCATTACGTTGATCCACCCGCATATCACCATTGATAATGCGGTTGCGTAGAAAGCTGCTGGACATAGCCGCAGTGCCACCAAATGACACGTTGCCACTGGCATCTGTTACCATGTTGGCGGTAGCAGATGAGGCGTTCTGGAAGTTGGTAGCTTTTATCGTACTCATGTCCATGCTCCGACTGAAGTGACTGTAGTAGACCCGATAGGTCGGATACGAAAATACGCGCCGATACCGACAACAGCCGCAGCCGCAATACCAAGTGATACTTGCGGGATAATTGTGCCAGTCACAGACACGTTAATGATGCCTGAAATATTTGCGTATCCCGTAGTTGCTGTAGAATTACCACTAATGTTTGTATTAGCCGCAATATTGTATGTGGTGTTTGGTGCGGTTGGCGATGAAACGGTTCCGTTTCTTATAGCAAGGCTTTGAAAAAACTGCGTAAATGTAGCCGTGCCGCCTAAAGCAAACCCAAATGCTCCTGAAGTTGAACTCAAAGAACTAAGGGAGTAGAAACACTCAAATTCGTAAGTTCCTACACTAAGTGTAACTTGTCCACTAGCAGGGGTGTTAAACAACTTTTGCGCGGCGGTTTGCGATGTCAACGTGTAAGCCGACTGCAACAGAATAATTTGTTCAGCTAGTATAACACCGCGTTGTGCAGCCGTAGGCGTGGCATAGAACACAGTGCCATCATATTCCATTGCACCAGCAATGGCAGTTGTTAAATTTGTTCCAGCGGTAAAATCCAATGGAGCAACTGTCGCCGTTCCTGCCGACAAAACAGCACCAGTCATCGTTTTATTGGTAAGTGTATCTGTTGTTGCTTTGCCTAAAAGCGTGTCAGTTGCTGCTGGAAGCGTTAACGTATTTGTCCCAGCAACAGCAGGAGCCTGAACCAAAATTGTTCCAGACGTAGACCCTGTATAAGTTACTCCCGGAGTATTTGCCCCAGTCGTTCCATTGATGATTACGGTCATGTTTTATCTCACTCGTACATAATGTTGACTGAACCCGCAGTAAACGTATCAGTGCCATTAACTGTTGTAAGGCGCACACGGTCTAATGTTCCACTTAATGCAACGCGCCCACCGCCAGAAAACGCATATGTAGTATCTGATAAGCCACCAGAATAAGAATACACCCAAGTATTTCCAGTTATATTTGTTATAGTCATAATGCCATAAGCAATATTAGTTGATACAGGTGTTCCAGAAATACCAAAACCCGTGGTAAAATTTGTTACATCTGGTGTTGCTCTAATTTCACCAACTGCACCAAGATATCCGCTTGTTGTAAAAGTCGTTGCCCCGACTTGAACCATAATTCCAAAAGTTCCACTACCTTGAATGCCGTTTATCATAACGGTAATGCGTTTTACCCATGAAGGTATGCTAGTAAAATCAGCATAAGTATTTGGTGTAAAAGGAGCAGTTTGAACTGTTCCAGATGTAATTGTGCTGCTTCCCGGTGAGGACATAACAGCGCCTGTAATTATTGGGTTTGTAAGCGTTTTATTGGTTAGTGTGTCTGTCGTTGCCTTGCCAACAAGGGTATCTGTGGCAGCGGGGATAGTGATTGTATTACTGCCTGACACAGCTGGAACTGTAAGGGTCACTGTCCCTGACGTATCACCATTGAGTTTAAGAGATGCCATTAGACAATGCTCCATGTGCTGCCAGATGGGACAGTAACAGTCACTCCACTATTCACTGTTACAGGGCCAAATGTTCCGGCGTTTTTGCTAGTTGTGATTGTATAATTAGCCGTGATTGTCAGATCGTTCTCAAAAAAAACCTTATCACTACTCGCACCAGTCGGCTGCGGAGGATTGGGGAGGATATCCAGATAGCCGTATGTAGACATATCAATCCCCTATTAGGTGATGTTCAAGACTGAGGCAATAACATCAGACGATGGAGCAAGAGTTACGGTTCCGGCAACAGTTTGAGCGCCAGTTGTTGCATTTAAATACGATACAGAGCTTGTTGTTGATGCCGTAATTGTTGCCGTAGCATTATACCCAGCTGGCGTAACACCAGAAACTGTTACTGATGAACCAACCGCTGGAGCAAAGGCTTGAGTAGCAAAACTTATAGTAGCCGTTGTTGCATTTCCAGTAGCTGCTGTTGAAGCTAAAGCTGTTGTTCCAGCAGTTACAACTTTTAGCGCATCACTTGTTATTAAAACAACTTTTTGATCGCCACCAACGGCAACAAATGATCTACCAACCGGAACTCCAGCGCCTTTGACAACATAGTAATTCACCGCTGATCGAGTGAAATAAATGTCACAGGTAATTGTAGATAAGCTCGTATTGGCCACTGTAAGGCCAATAACTGTGGTTTGAGTAGAAGCGGCAACAGTTGCCAACGTAGAGGCTGTAGTGCCTACGTTCTTTGCTACATAAGAGGTAAAAACATTAGCCATGTCAATGATTCCTTGTTTTGCGAATATTACCCTAAAGCGATTGCCATTGCTACTGCCGTTCCAACTGCGGTCATGTTATTCCTACATCAGTAAAAAGAAATTTGAACTGCCACTTGGAGGAGCAGTAAACACCCACCCTGTGTTTCCGCTAACATTTGTGCTGTTTGCACCAGCATACCATGTAGCACCTCCGGTAGCAGTGCTATCTTGAAGGGACATATAATCAACAGAGACTGTTCCAGATGCCTGAGATAACGTCGCAGCGGTCGCGGGTGTTGAGCTGTCAATAGTTAGTATTTTCCCTGAAGTTCCTGCTGCGGTAAAATTTGAGACGGTTTGCGTCGTTCCAGACGTAAAACGAATTGATGTTGCACCTGTAGCATTATACGAATTTGAGATGTTCGCAAATGTGTTGGAACCACTAATTGTTAGTCGTCCTGCACCGCCTTGATTTAATGTTATCGCACCCCAATTAGCACCGCCACCAGCAAAAGTTTTAGCAGAACCACTTGTTGTTGTGACAGTCGCACCAGAACCCAACACAGTTAAATTAGTTGATGTTGTGCAAGTCCAACCCGTAGATGTCAGTGTATATGTAGAAGCATTTAAGTTTAATGTTCGTGTGTTAGAATTACTTGAGTTAAAAATTCTACAATTTGCAGCATAATTTGATGAACTTGTGCTAAATGTTCCGTTTGTTAATATAATTGCCCCGTTTACATTAGTAGATGTAAAAGCACTACCAAGGGTCCAAGTTCCACCTACACCATCTAATTCAATTCTACCTATATTAATATTATTAGTTGTTATTGTTTTTGATGTTGTAGCACTGAAAATAATTCCCAAACTAGTCGACCAAGAACCAATAGTTCCAGATGCAATTAACATACTGCCGTAAATAAATATATCAAAGGAAAAGCTCGGGACGTTAAATGATACTACCCCCGCAGAAATGGTAAAATCGTTACAAGAAACGGCAAGTGGAACAGATACACTATACGTTCCCACTTGGTCAAAAATAACGTCTTCACCAGGAGTTGGAACAGATGCGCCACCTGCACCACCTGATGAAGCAGACCAATGAGTTGTGTCTGATGTGTTCC